ACAGCCAAGCCACTGGACGACATCAACGAGGTAGACGAGAACGGTGATCCTCTGCTGGATGACGACGGTGTGCAGATGGTTACCAAAGGCGTCAGGTCGAACCTGATTGCTGAAGTACGGTCGCAGCAGGGGTCACTCCTGTCTCAAACTGATTGGGCATTGGTTCGTTTTGTTGACACTGCTGTAGCAGTACCCGCTAATATCCAGACATGGCGTAATGCAATCCGAGCCAAAGCGACTGCAATGGAGGACGCTATCACCGCTGCTGCTGACACGGATGCAGTGGCTGCGTTGTTCGTAACGTATACAGTTGAAGATGACGGCAGCACCACGAAGTCAGGCATCTTATACGATTGGCCGGAACTTGGGTGATGACCGCTAAACCATTCTTTATATTTCTACTCGCTGTTATTCTAACCGTTGTTTTTGTGCCGCCCGTTAGCTCAAACGAATACAACTGTCTTGGCGCTGAACAAGCGAAAGTCTTTGAGCCGATAGAACACGTCAGAGGCGTAGGTATTCGGGAAGGAGGCTTAGTGAAACTGTCTGTCTCATCTGAGGGTTACTGGATGCTCACACTGTCGCCGCCAGAACTTAACGGGGCGCTCTGCATCATAATGATGGGGGAAGGCTGGACGTTTGTTGAACCAAGTCCTGCGGGAGAAAAGGTGCGGTATGGAAGGAGCAATTGATCTCCGTCTGGTCATCACCCTTGGCGGCATCCTGTTTTCCGTGGCTGGCGCAGCAGCCGTAGGCAAGATGCAGATCAAGGTAATCCTTGAGGCTGTAGCCGACATGGAAAAGCGCCTTCGCGGTATGGATCGACGCATCGACTCACTCGACACAGGCACAGAAAAGCAGGAGCAACGGATCAACATATTGGCTCAGATGTCGTCGCCGGAGAACCTCCGTCGCGATCACATGACAATGGCGACACTCTTACGAGATTGTGAACAGCTACGGAAAGAAATGGATCACCAGCTACACATACATAATGGAAAACATGTGCCTGTCAGCGACATAAGGAAAGCAGAATGATCGGACTAATATCAGCCGTACTACCGTCAGTTATGGAAGTAGCCGGAAGGTTTCTTCCTGAAGACAAAGAAAAACGTGCAGCAGCAGAGCGTGAGATTGAAGAAAAACTGACGACACATTTGGCGCAGATTGATCTTGCTCAGTTAGAGATAAACAAAGTTGAAGCAGCAAGCCGTTCTGTGTTTGTAAGCGGATGGCGTCCGGCTATCGGTTGGATGTGTGGGGGTGCAATGGGTCTTAACTTTATTATATTCCCAATTGCATCGTTTGTGTTGGCACAGACAGGACATCTGGTAGAACTGCCGACGCTTGATATGTCACAGATGATGCCTGTTTTGATGGGGCTTCTTGGACTCGGAGGATTAAGGACCGTCGAAAAGATTAAACAGGTTAGTAAATGACGTTTGAAGAAAATCTAAGATCAGTGATAGAACAAGACGAAGACGTTGTCTATAAAACTTATAACGATCATCTTTGTAATCGTACCTGTGGTATTGGACACTTAGTTTTAAAGACAGAACCAGAATATAATTGGCCTCTTGGAACAGAGATTACTAAAGCAAGGGTAACTCAACTGTACAATCAAGACATAGGCATTGCACTAAGAGATGCTAAATGGATTCACCCTGACTTTGATGAACTTCCAGAACCAGCAAAGATTGTAATTGCCAGCCTTTGTTTTCAACTTGGACTTCCAAGGTATCAAAAGTTTAAATTACACCATGCTGCTGTAGAAGCTAGGAACTGGCGTGAGGCGGCTGCACAGCTTAGGGACAGTAACCTATACCGACAAACAAAGAACCGCACAGAGCGCCACTGTAGGCGCTTAGAGAGCATAGGGGAAATCAGTAAATGAGTTATAGAACTGTTATAGATAAAGTACTAACACGACTCAGAGAGGACACCATAGGCGCTGACTGGGTTGGCCCTATTGCCGCTGCTTCCGAAGTAGACAGTTATCAAAAACTTATTGGAGAACTGGTAAATGAAGCTAAAGACCTTGTAGAAGATGCTTGGAACTGGACTGCACTTCGATCCATTGAGACTGTAACTACTTCGTCAGGTACAGTTTCTTATACCATTCCTAATGTTAATAGCAGCTCAAGGATTCTTCAGGTTATAGATAATACTAACGATAGTATTCTAAAGCAGATAAGCGATAATGTATTTTTTAATTACACATACATAGGAACTACTCAGAATAGTGATCCTACATATTACAGGTTAAACGGTAACGATATTCATTTCTGGCCCACTCCTAATGGAACTTTTGATATTAAAGTAAACGTTGTAATTCCACAGACTGACCGCACTCTTGCAGCAGATACTTTCACTATTCCTGAAAACTTAGTAACTCTTGGAGCTTACTACCTAGCTCTTAATGAGCGAGGAGAAGACGGAGGAACAACTAGTGACCTTGGTGGTCAGAGGTTTGCTCAAGCCCTTAGTGATGCAATATCACAGGACGATGGTCGAACTATAGACGAGAATACTTGGTATGCCAGCTAAACCAATACGCCCCATTGTTCTCACGGGCATAGGAGCAAGAGGACTTAACACTCAAGCACAGAGTTCAACACTTGGACCTGAGTGGCTGACTCAAGCTAACAACGTTGTCTATGATCTTGAAGGCCGTATGGGTCCGAGGAAAGGCATCCAACAAGTATCAAAACCCATTGCTAGTCCTATAAAGTCTATAGGAGAATACGTTAAGCCTGATCGTACTAGAGAGTACTACGCAGGAAGTGGAGCTACTATTGTTAAAGTAGACTTTACAACAGTGCCTGATTCTTTGATTACTCAAACTTTCTCAGGAACTCCTCAGACTATTACCGACAGCAACTGGCAGTGGATAAACTTTAACGATGAGTTCTGGGGTGTTCAGTCAGGTCACAAGGTTATTAACTTTGACGGAACTGATTGGTACGACATTGATGATCTAGTTGGTTATCATTCTCCTGCACATATAACTACCTTTGATCCTAACTGCGCTCTTGGTGAGTTTGGTCGTATATTTTACGGTGGCGTTACCGAAGCAAAGGGAACTTTGTTTTATTCTGATAACCTTGTTGGTCAGGATTTAAACACAGGTGCGGCAGGTCTTATCGATCTTAAAACTGTTTGGGGTAACGACGAGATAGTTGGCTTAGGTTCTTTGGAAGACAAGCTAGTTATCTTTGGTAAACAAAACATTGTAATTTACAGCGGCGCTCTCAATCCTGCTACGATGGTTCTTGAAGAACTCATTAGAGATACAGGACTTGCAGGTAGAGACAATATTGTTTACATCGGTGCTGATCTAATCTTTATGAGTTATGAAGGTGTGCAGTCAATACAACGTGTACAACAGTCTGACGGTAAAGCTCCCATTGAAGGATTATCCACAACAGTTCGTAATGATCTTACTAGGCTTCTTACTCAAGCAGACTTGGCTACAGTTAAAAGCGTTTACTATCAAAAAGAAGGTCTAATGATAACCTTTATGCCTGAACAAGACAAGGCATACACGTTTGATTTTTCTTTGGGAAAGAAAGAGTTTCCTAGAATAACTACTTGGACTTTCCATGACAATCCTTTATGTGCTGTTACTACTATCGACGGTAAAATGTACATGGGTATTTCTAATGCAGTGGCAGAGTATGATGGATACTATGATACACTTCTTGTAGACTCCACTAGTACGTATGGAAGTTCTGGTGTTTGTGTTGCTGCAGGAAATACATGGGATGGTGCTGTTTGTTGGGAAACTGAAAACTACGAGTATAACTGGTTGTTTGAAACTCCTTGGTCAGATTTCAATGATCCTGTTTTTTCTAAAATTCTTAAGTCTGGATTGTTTACAATTACGGGCGGTAAGGGTGCCTCAGCTACTATTGAAATTTCAAAGGATTACGAAGAGGACTCAAGGTTTTCAAAGACGTTTCCTCTTAGTAATGATTCTATCTTCTACTTGTACGGAGCAGCAAATTCTTTATATGGGATAGCTAAGTATGCTCCGACATCCGGTCCTAAAGAATACAAAGTATCTCTGGCTAGGACAGGAAAAACTTTGCGTATTAAAATGACCTTTGATGTTAAAGGTCGGTACTCAAGTCTTATCAACTTAACCCTACTTACGAAGCAAGGTAAAACACGGTAACTTAATTTAGCAGAAAGAGAAACATAATGAGTTTTTTAGGAGACGTAATCGGCGGAGGCTTGAGTTTTCTTGGAGCAAGAGAGTCTGCAAAATCAGCTACGCAAGCAGCACAAACAGCGGCAGAAGCATCAAGGGCAAATGCAGCATCGGCTACTGCAGCAGCTACTCCATACACAATAGGTTCTTTGGGCGGTGTAGCTGATTTCGATGCTGACAAGAAATCAGGTTACCTTGGACTTTCTCCGCAGCTTTCAGACATCTACGCTGGTGCTTTAGAGCGCAGTGGGATGTTTGGCGCACAGGGCTATGGCTATGCAGCTATGGACCCCTTTGCAGCAGGTGAGTTATTCTTTCAGCAGTCAGACCCTTACTACCAACAGCAGCAGGATCGCACCAGAACAGAGCTAGAGACTAGACTGTTGGCTCAGGGACGCCTTGGCTCTACTGGCGGCGCTCTTGAGCAAGAGGCTCTTGAGACAGGCATAGCCAACCAACAGATGCAAAGGCGAGAAGCTGGGTTTACAAGAGCACAGGCGCTTATTGATACTCTTCTTGGTAGAGAGCGTGGCGACATTGCTCAGGCAGTTGGACTTCTTGATATACCCCTTCAGCAAGCAAATGTTGGCCGTGGTATCGGCGGTACTATTGGTGCAACTGCGGCTGCTGGCTTGGCCTCTCAATCTGCATCTCAAAAACTACTGGCTGAAGTTCGGGGGCAAGACCCCGGTATGTTTGGTCTAGGTGCTGCAGGGCTTGGTCAGTACATTACTAAGAACTTTGGCACTCAGCCAAAAACATAGCTAAAGGTTTTAAATGTATCAATATCCTTATACCGAAGCTCCTTCAGAATCTTCTCAGCTTCCTTTCTGGCTTTCAAATTACTATAGCAATAGAGACGCAGGGTTATTTGGAGAAGAGGCCATTAGGTTCTATGAAAACAGGCCTTCCTTAGCGTATTCTGAACAGGCTGCTCAAACTCCTACAGCCTATTCTCAAGTACCTTTGTATCTAGAAGATGGAGGGCTAGAGGACTATGGTTTTGACGAAGGCCCTGCTGGAACAACGTCTGACTATAGTTTGTCTGACCTTGCCAATGATATTGAAAGTGAAATAACCGACATAACTACCGATATCTCCAATATTCCAAGTGAAATAACAAGTGAAATAAACAGTCTTTCAAATTACAATATGAGCAACTTGTCCCTGACAGATGTCAATACGGCCCTGAACAGTACGTTAGGACGCGGATTTACGACCGCGCTGGGTTTTTCTAAGGCGCTGGGTCCGTTAGGGATAGCGCTGGATATTGGCCGAGGCTTGTCAAATGCATACAGTGATATTACCTCAGCCAACCAATCTCGCGGTATGTTTGGGCTTGCAAACATGGACTTCACAAATGCAGTAGCAACCGGCCTTGGTTTCAGTGGTTACGATTTTACCGACGCAGAGCGTAGCGACATTGCAGGGGTACACGGCACCGTTGGCGATGTTGGCGCACCCGGCTCTACCGGTCCCGGAACGGCGGGATGGGACGCGCAAATGGCAGACCTTCCATCCGGGCTAACTGGGCCAGACCCTGATGAAGCTATGTCTGATTGGTCTTCTTCTATTGCAGACCTTCCAGACGGACTTGACCCCAGTGAAGATGTTGATGAAGGTGATACCGGTGGAGACTCTGGGGGTGACAGTAAAGTAATCTGCACTGCTCTAAAAGACATGGGAATGTTGGATGAAGAACTCTGGAAGCATGACGGTGAGTACGGAAAGACTCTTCCTTTGGTTACCCGTGAAGGCTACTGGTCTTGGGGAGTTCCTACTGCTTTGTACATCAGGAAACATAAGTGGGCTGCCAAGGCTATTAAACCAATCGTTACTCAAGTAGCAAAAGAAATGGCTCATAGGGTTGGTTACGGAAAAGGAAGCAAGATAGGAAAAGCCCTGCTTTACTTTGGACTTCCTTTGTGCAACCTTCTCGGTTCTCGCTTTAAAAAATACACGGTTACAGTTTAAAGGAATATACAAATGGCTAATGGTTTATTTTCAGGCATGGGCAACAACGCACAGATAACACAGTTGTTGCTTCAGAAAGAACGTCAGGATCGTATTCAGCAAGCAGGTGCTGGCATGGACCCCTTGGTTGCCACTGTTGCCAGAGCTACTCAGGGTATGCGTGAGAGCGTTGGAGACATAGCTGGTGGCATAGGCGGTATGTTGACCGGAGAAGGTAGGCGTCTTGATCCTCGTATGCAAGCTGCGGTTAAGCTTGACAAGGACCGTGATGAGATGATGAAGCTTCTTAGTGGCTTTGCTGCTGATGGTAATATTACAGAAGCAGAAGCAAAGCTAGGGTTTACAGAGCTTGTTAAACGTGGGTATATGAATGAAGCTAAAGAGTTTCTTCAGCAAGCAGCATCTATGGGAACCATGAGAAGGGCTGAAACAGGACTAAAACTTCAACAGAAAGCAGATGTTAGGGCTGAAGCAGCGGCTGAACTGGCACAAAAGAGAGCTGAGGCTGAAGCAGAGATGCGACCCCTTGAGAAACAAAAGAAAGAAGCGGAAATTAGGTTGTTGGAAAAAAGAATTGCTACGATGGGTACAGGTGGGGACAAGTACAGTGAGCTTCGTGAATCCGAAAAAAAAGCCGTGGAAAAATACATAAAGGAAAACCCGGAGATTACAAAAGCATTTGATTCAAAATTTAAAGACAACGTTGGATCAACATTTGGGAAACCTAATGAAGAAAACATCCGAGCTGTTGTCGAAACAATGGCAAAACTTAGAACTCAAAAAGCTTACAAAAGTAAATCAACACTAGAACTTCTTAAGATAATTCTTAAGTCTTCTCAAGCTCCCGCTGCAAAAACAGGCGGGGGAAGAACTTTTAAAAAACCGCCTACTATTGGAGCGCCTCGACCAGCAGCAATGCCTCAAGGTTCCTTTAGCACTTCTACGGGTGGGATAAACAGCCCGATGCCAAAACCATCATCAAGGTAATCAAATATGGCTAATTATGTAATTACCCTAGAAGACATAAGAGAAACTACTCAGTATCAGGAGTATCGTGTTCAGCCGGGAGATGAGATAGACGAAGAAGGAAATCTTATCCGAAAGTTTTCTGAGGATCAGGAGCCTTCTCCAGTAGGCTTGTCCTTGACTGCTGAGGATATCGCTGCAAATCCTTGGATGCAAGAGGAGGGCGTTGAACCCGGCGATAGGTACACCGAAGACAAAGGAATTATCAAGGACAGATCCGGCTCTACATGGGAGCAGTTCAAATATCATTATGATAAAAGTGATGGTCTGATGGGCTATGCTTTGGACGCAGCTACTATAGCAACTGGCTATGATTTCTGGTTGGATGGAGATGTGAATGAAAACTACGGCGAAGGTTTTGATAAAGCTACTCCTGCCGAAAGACGGGAGATGCTGTACAGAGCAAAGGAACGTCTTCTCTTAGAAGAGTACGGATATGATTTTACTCCAGATGAAGGTAACATAGGTGCTACACTAGGTGGAATAGCTGGGGATATTACTGATCCCTCTATTCTACTACCTTTTACCAAAGGAGTTAAAGGTGCTTTTGTAGGGGGTGCTGGCTTAGGAGCGGCATACAGTGGTCTGGAGGACTACTCTAAGACAGGTGAGGTAGACCCCGGTAAGATGGCGGTGATGACCGTTGCTGGCGGAACGTTGGCCGGTGGAGCTAGTCTTGTTGGAAAGAAACTAGCTGACAGGGCTGCCCGTAAGACGGTGGCTAAGGTGCAGAAGACAGTCAACAATGAACTGGCATCTCCGTGGGGGAGCTTGTCTGCTGAGTCACTTCCACGTCTTGCTGCTCAAGCAGGGGTTTCTGAGCGTAAGTTTATAAACTCGCTGGACAGAACTAAGATGAAGCCTGAAGACTTAATAGAGGCTGCTGTTCCTGAGTTCTCTAGGTCTAAGGCAATCACAAAAGATAGTGCAGCGTCTAGGTTCTACAGCCCCGGTGCAGATAAAGTTCTTGGCATTCTTTCCACACAGTTGAGTAACATCTCGCCAGTTATGGCTGCTAGACTTCGTAGATTTGAATACGGAACAATAAATGGCACTAAAGAGTATATGGCTCGGATTCGACCTTTTCAGCAGGAGATGAGGTCTCTTGGCAATAGTCCTCTGAAAAAGGAAATTGCAAGGGAGCTTGCTAATGCAGAGACTAAAGGTTTTTCCAGAGTAGAAGAACTTATGTCTCGCGTTAGTGATACAATGTTTACAAACTTTCAAGAAGTCAGAAAAGTTCTTGATGAGTTGAAACCTGTTATTGGTATCGGAGACGAAAAGGGTCTTGTTAATTATTTCCCTCGCCTTGTCAAAAATAAAGAGGGACTCTTCAAAGCTCTGGATACTGGAAACCCTAGACATGCTGGACCTTTTAAAGCTGCTCAAGCTGCCTATGCAAAAGAGAAGAAGATTAAAGTAGAGGACATACCTCTTGCTATAAGGGAGTCAATTAACAATGCCGTACTTAGAGGACGCGCTGCTGGCATTGACACCCCCGGCCCTAGTTTCCTTAAGAGCCGAAGCGTTGATGTAGATAATTCCTTGCTTCCTTTCTATGCAGAGCCAGAAGCAGCGATAGAAAACTATGTTCGTGGAGCCATCAACTATAATGAACGTAATAAATTTTTCGGTGTAGGAAAGAAAAGAAAAGACGGTACGCTTATTTCTCCGCCTTTGAAACCGGATGGAACTATTGATCTTGAAGGTTCAATAGGTTCCTTTGTAGAAAGAGAACTAACTGGCCTGTCTCCTGTGGATCAGCAGAAAGCTATTGATTTGCTTAAGGCTAGGTTTGTTCAAGGGGAAACACCGCTAGGCAGGGTAGCCGCCACTGTCAAAGAAGCTGGCTATCTGTATACCATAGCAAAACCTCTTTCTGCTCTAGTTCAGATGGGTGACCTTGCAGTTACAGCAGCACTGAAGGGGGCGTCCAACACGTTCATGTCTCTCATGCTGCCTAAGAAAGTAAAGCTTTCACAGATCATGGATGACCAGATATCCAGAGAGTTTAACGATCCAAGCGTACTTTCGAAAGCTTTGGAGACTACGTTTAAAGCTTCTGGATTTAAGTTTGTTGATAGGCTTTCTAAAGAAACTACAGTAAACGCTGCTTACCGTTCTAACCGAAAAGCCGTGCGTACTCCAAAAGGTGAGCAAGCCTTTAGAGATAAATGGAAGAATACTTTTCCTGATAACATGGACAATGTTGTAGACGATCTTAAAAACAAAAGAGTTACTGAAGATATTAAATTTCTTTTGTTTAACGAGCTTGCCGATCTACAGCCTATTACTCTTTCTGAGCTTCCTCCCGGTTACCTTACAGCGGGAAACTATAGGCTTGTGTACATGCTAAAATCTTTTACACTTAAACAGGCAGACATTGTACGCCGCAATGTTATTCAGGAATACAACAAAGGAAACAAAGCCAAAGCTGCCATGACCGCTATTAGGCTTGGTGCATACCTCAGTGCTTCCGGTGTAGGCATTGATCAGGTAAAGAAAATTATGTCGGGGCAAGAGCTTTCGCGTGTAGAGGATTTGCCAGGTGAAGCACTGTGGGCCATTCTCAGCATCTACGGTTTAAGCAAGTACACTTCAGAAAAATATCTGCAAAGGGGCGAGGTGACACAGGCCTTTGCCAATACTCTCGCTCCCCCTCTTACTCTTCTGGACAACATTGTTAAAGGTGGAATTGACTTGAATGCAGAAGACACAGAAACAACTAAGATTCTAAGAACTATACCCGGCTACGGTAACCTTGCATATATGTGGTTTGGTGGGGGTGCTGAGAAAGCTATGGAGCGGAAAGAAAGGGAAAGGGCATCTGAGTAATGGGCATGTTTGATAGAATTACTAAGTCTATTAGGGACGAGCTACTTCAAACTAGCTCCCCTCCTGCTATAGACGCACTGATAGGAGGCCTACTTACCAAAGAGGCTGCAAAGGGGATGTTCAATGACATGTCTACTTTGGACAAGGCTGCTCTTGTAACGTCTCCAGTACCTTATGTTGGTACTGCTACAGGCGTGGCTGCAGATTCAGTAGCTATGGCTAAAGACCCTTCTGTTCTTAACGCGGCTGCAATAGGTACTAACTTTGTTCCGTTTGCCAGAGGCTTAAGATTTCTTGGGGATGCTTCTAGACCTGCCCGTGAGTATTTTGCAGACAAGGCTCTTGAGGGTTTAGAAAATGTTCCTAATTATGTAAGGGGTTTCTATGGAAGTCCTCTTGCTGGACTGTTTGGTTTGTCCGAATCTGCTGTTAAGGGAATTGCCAATGTAGCGGAACAACGGTTAAGTCCCCAAGCAAGAGCAAACATAAGAGAAGGAGGGGTTCCTGTTAATCTTAAACGAGTGTCTCAACAAGAGCTTAACAAGTATGACAAGATTCCATCAAAAATTGAAAAGCTAGAAAATAAACTTTTGCAGCCGGGTCTTACGGGAAAGCAGCAAAATAAAATTACTGAGAAAATTAGAACACTTAGTACGGAAAGATCAACAGCCCTTAAAAAAGTGATGGGTCAGGCAAACGCTAACAAGTTGTATTACGAACAGTACGACAGGCAGCAGCCTAAGTTCTTAGCTGCTCTTGATGGCCTAGACTTTAGAGGTTTTTCTGATCTAAGTTCTAAATCATATTATGATCTTGTAAAAGGGTCTACTGATCTTTCAAAAGGAGAGGCCGATACAGCTTTCAGGGAGATAAAGAAGGCGTGGAATGTAAACCCTGAAAAAAACTATCGCATGGCTCTTAGAAATCCAAGTACAGGAGCATCTGGAAAACTCATAGACCCTGTAAGGGCGGGAAGAAAAGACCCGTTTGGTGGTGTAAACAGAGAGCAGCTTGCTTCTGTCTTTCAAGGAGGTACTTTCACAAGCAATAGGAATCTTCTCAAGGCACTTGAGAACGCACCTGATCTGAAGAAGCCTGTGAAAAGCAAAGCAAAAATAGCAGAGCTTAGAAAGGAAAATAAAATTGTAATGAGAGACGGTGTTGCTTACGAGAAACTTCCTATTAAGATAAGAAACAAAGCCGGTGTGTTAAAAGACAACGAAGCTCCTATAATCATGGGCAGTATGAGAAGTGATGCCGTTGAGCTAGGAGGGGTAAACTACGCTACTACTATCAAACCCAACGGTAGAATGATTGTAATGGTTTCGGATGAAAACGATCTGCTGAACGTACCTCTTTCTAAACTTAATAAAATTACAGGTGGTAAAACAAATATCAAAGACACTGCCATTAAAGCTCCTCTTGCTAAGAGCCGTATGATAACTACTGTAACTCCTTTTGAGTTTGACCTTGCAAAGATTGCTAAGGGAGAACAGGGTGTGGTTGAGAGAAGTATGCCAAGGGCAGAAGGTGTCGGGCAGAAAGTGGAAGCAGCCATGTCCGCAGGACTTCCAGTTTCCGGTAGAAAAGTAGGGGCTGGCTCTGGTAGTGCTAGTAAAGCAAACCTCAGAACAGCAGAAGCTCTAGCCAATTACAAAGCTCCTATTAGAAATGAAGATATACTAGCTGCAGGATTAGCCCAAGCTAAGGTTGCCGCATTGGCTGGTAAACCCTTAGTTAGACAACAGCAAGAGGAAGAATAATGGCACAATCTAAATCAATACCCAAAGACCCATCTAAGTGGTCACAGGCAAAGGCCAAAGCTAAACGAAAGTTCAAGGTGTACCCATCTGCCTATGCAAACGCTTGGGCTGCTAAGGAATACAAAAGAATGGGAGGCTCTTGGAAGGGTGCTGACAACCGTGTAAAGAGGAAATCATAATGGCTAAAGGAATGAAGCACTACTTCAGAGACGGGAAAGAACACAAGGGTGGTATGCATAAGATGCCCAATGGTCAGCTACACTCAGGTAAAACTCATGGTAAAACCAGCCAACGTTTGTATCACTTCAAAGACCTATCGAAGACTGCTAAGATGAAGGCTAAGAAGAATGGCTAAGGGTGGTCTTGGTAAATGGTTTGGTGAGGAATGGACTGACGTTAAGACAGGTAAGCCTTGTGGTCGAAGCGGTAAGAACGACAAGAGAGCTTACCCTGCCTGTAGACCTAAGTCTGTAGCCTCCCGTATTTCTAAAATGGAAGCTAGTAAAAAGACTGGCCCAAGCAGAGTAAGCTGGTCTGTCACTCCATCAGGGAAGAAGTCTTAACCCTTTCGAGAACTCTTGCCTTCTCCAGTTCTGTATAGGTCGTCCAATCTGCAATCTCCTCTTGCGTTCTCAGACAACCTATACAGACCATGTTGTGTGTCCTGTTCTCTAGCTGACACACGTTCACACAGGGACTCTTAAACTCCACAACTTCCGCCGTGTCCTGTGATGTCACAGATGTCATGTGTCTCCAATCCCTCTTCAAACTCCTCTCCCAGTTTGTCTACAGCCTCGCTATAGGACACTGAAGATAGAGGCTGTCCGCCCCTGCATCCATCAGGGTACACCGTGAAACCTCGCAGCCTGTGAGCGTAACTAGCAAGGGTATTAGCAAAGTCCTCCACCGTGTCCTCGTTGTTAAGCTTGCTTCCCCACTCTGGCAGGTTGATCGTGCTGCTGATGGACATATCAACATAGTCCTGTACGTCAGCTTGGAACTTCATCCGACGCTTGTAGTCACTGGCTAGGTCCAAGGCAGACTCAATACCGTCAGGCTTTACACCGTACAGATCGATGATCTCCTGTGCTGCACTGTCTACAACGTACTGATAGTGCCACTTGTTACCGCCTTTGAGATACCTGCGCTTGTAGGCAACAGCAAAGATAGGCTCAACACCAGTAGAAGTACCAGCAAGAATACCAATGCTGCCAGTAGGAGCGATAGCCCTATTAGCAACAGGACGGGTAACGCCAAACTCATCAGCAGTTTCTCTGCTAACCTTATCACTGACACCTTTGTATACTGATAGCCACTGGTGAAGTTCATCTGTGACTTCATACTTCTGACCTTTCTTAATTAACCATTCATGCATACCCATCAGACCAAGGCCAAGTCTACGGTTCTTCTCGCGTGTCTCATAGACCTTCTCATAAGGCAGCTTTGCTTTCATAGTACCACACATCAGGAACTTGGTTGCTAGTTCTACGGTCTGGCTGAACTCCTTAAGGCTACTGATGCGTCCCATGTTTATGGAACCAAGGTTGCACACGTCGCTATCATCAGCGGATGTCACCTCAGTACAGGCGTTGCGGAGTGTCTCGTCTTCCTTATCAAAGAAGTTAAAACTAAACCCCGGTTCAGCAGTCTTCAGAGCCTGTCTGACATTGGTCATAAACGTCTCACCTACTTCCCCTGTCTTCCAGTAATTCAACAGCCACTCTGTGTCATAGTTGACACTGATGTTTGTCATGTCTAGTGGTGCCGAGAAGTTGAAGTCCTGTTCTTTGACCTGACCTATACTGAAACCTGTCTGGCCTACGTCCATATCGTACCAGTTCTTACTTGCCAAGAAGGCACCAATGTCACGGTGTTTCCAGTTCAGGCTGGCATAGATGGCAGACCTACGACTACCACCCTGCATAACCCTGCGACCAATTTCGTTCAGCATCTGCATCTTAGGTATAGGTCCGCTGGATAGGCCACCTGTCTTGCTCAGACCAGAACCTTCTGGACGATAGATAGAATAGTCTACACCGATACCACCACCCGTCATCAGGCAGGACTCAGCCTTCCAGCTAAGGTTGGCCCAATCTTCTCGGCTATCCTCTTCAGCCTTCAAGAGATAACAGTTGTTGAAGAACTTGTTAGGGCGACCAGCGTAGTACAGATAGCGACCACCGGGTATGAACTTAAGTTCTCGTACCATCTCTGTAAGAGTACCTACCTCATCCTTCGTAAGAAGATCACCACATACATCATCAACCAAGGTCTTAGCTAAGTCATGCCAAGTCATGCATCCTTCATGGGCATACTTGTGTTTGAAGATGTCTTCGCTAAACTTGGAGCGGAACATTGGATTCTCGTTAGATTTAAAAGTCATTGTTATTTTCCTTAGTGAACTGATGGTGCATGGGTGGTAAAGAAGTCGGCTTCCTGATTCATTTGAATAGCAAAGTCTTCAAGAGCTTCGATTACAAAGTACGTAAGACTCCTTTCATTCAACATTGCTAACTCTTTAAAAAGAATAACTACTTCTTCTGACAATCCTTCTTTTAAAAGCTCCGTCATGTATGCTTGTTCGATGTACTCATCCATGAGGTTCGTCCTCCGTTGGGGTGACTGCTGACATCTCTGCTGCCAGTGCAGCGTAACCACATATATCAATAAAGCTGTCGTCTTTGTATGTCTCCATGCACCTAGCTACCTTAACAAGTATCATCATAATAGCAACATCAGAGGCAGACAACTTAAGCTGATGATCAGTATAATTATTCCAGAACTCTGCAATTCTCATATGATTTAGAGTGGCATCTCCATAGTCTACTGCACGATCACCGTTGATAAGGTCGCTTGCTTCTGCAAGAATGTTGTCACGCTTCATTTTAATTCTCCTCTTTCATCAGTGCATCCCAACTTATATTATAAAACATTTTAGCACGACTGTCAATCTCTTTTGCAATGAAGCTTGTCTCTGCCTGTGCATCCTCAGCCAACCTCAGTTTACATACACGGCTGAAGGCGTACAATGATCCGGTCCAGTACCACTCAGTATACGCACTCTGAGGCAGCACCATACGTGCCTGTTCAGGAGATACCCCCAGTTCTAATAGATGTTTGTATGTCCACAGGGCTTTGTTCAAGGACATATGATAAGGATCAACCATTTGATCATGTTGATTGATGTCTATAATCTCATCAGAAGAACCCTGCTTTTTATTCTCCGCAGCCCCTCTCCAATGTTCAGGTTCATAGAACTCTGGATCATCAGACACGTACCGCCTACTTACCTCGTTCCAGACCAGACCTACTTGGTGCTTGGCAAGCTGCCGAGCTACAAAGATAGGTGCTTTGATACGAAACTGTAGGCTAGTATGTGCAAAAGGGGACCAATGTTTATGAGAGGCAAGGTAGTTGATAAGTTTTTCATCACCGTCTTGTAAGTCTGAATGTTGTTTACTGAAGCTAACCCTTGCTGCGTTTACGATAGTCAGGTCAGACCCCATGTAATCTATAAGTTGAACCTTCATTCTCCGTACTCCTCTTCAAACCCCAGTACTTCTTCAACATCAATGTCGAAAACTTCTCTGAGATAATACATCCTTTCTTCCAGCAAATCATCAAACCTTTCTAGGATATCTTCGCTGGTGATGTTCAGCAACTCACAAAGTAGAGTAGGGTCTGCTACTTCGGAAAGCCTCTGAACAAACTGGTCAGTTGATAAAGGCATCTTTTATGTCCTCCAAAGTATACCACTTAAGCTTCTCCTTCTCACACCACCCAGCCATTGTCATCTTGCTTCCTTTCCTTAGCTTCTTGTTTGGATTGTACAAGAGGAACACTAGCTGTTTCTTTTTGGGGAGACTGTCCCTAATGGCTTTATACTTCTGAGTATCCCCTACCCTAAAGAAACCTTTAGCTTCCACTAGAATATCAATCCTGTTCTTGTCATTACGACCTACAAAATCAGGTATATAATTCCGGTGAACTACGTAGGGGATTTTCTCAGGTTCATACTTACAGTAATCTTTCAGAAGAAGTCCCGCAGTCTCTTCAAACTTATTACGATACGGTGTCATTAGACTTTTTTACGCGAGAGGTCTTTACTTCTTTGACCAAGGCCTGTGTCATCCCGCCTGTCTGGGACACGAAGGGTGTTCCATGAAGCTCCCATCCGTCATTCAATAGTGCTGAGACTGTCGTTTCAAAACGATCATGTCGCGGTGTGTTGACTACTTTAAATTCAATCATAGTTGTTCTCCTCATTGTCTAGGTTTATTTCGGGATAGGGATATCCCTTACGATTCTTAGGAACTTTTACGGTAGTTGTTAAGAACTTTGGTCCAGAGCCTGTAGCAAAAGCCCGCACTTCTGGATAGCAATGTCTCTTGAACTGGCAGTATGAGCAGGTAGTAGAGAGTTTTAAATTTCCTGACTTCCCATCCTCCACTGGAGAGTAACATCTTGATGGTCGGTCTTCCTGCTTGACGGACTTTTTTACATGCTCAATCCTTTCTTCAATGTCACCTGAGAAGAACTCATGCATTGGATCGTCAGTGTTATCAAGGTCGTACTGTAGGACTGCAAGCTTACCGCTGTCTCTGTCCATTGCAAGCCATGCCCACTTACGATCTCCCTCTGCATGTGCGTAGGCTTTGATCTGATCCACGTATCCAAAGTCATCGTGCTTTGCAAGTGACCTGTCTTTGAATTTCATCAGGCCAAACTTGGTGGTAGACTTAACGTCCGTTACAAGACCATCGATCTTACAGTCCATGTGTCCGGTAACACCTGCCACCTTAACCTGCTTCTGTTCATCAGTAACCTCATGGCCTGAGAGCCTTACGAAAAGCAGGAGCATTTCCTCTACCATGTGTCCGTACATAAACTTGATAAGGGTATATGGTTTGATCTTCTCGCCACGATATCCGTTGTATGAATACCACTGAACTAGATCGTTCTTACCTACCGCAGAGAGACGAAGCTTGCTGCTCTGTCGTGCGCCTGTGCTAGGCAGGAACTCCTTACGCATGATGTCTTTCATAGCTTCACCGAACTTATCAATCTCGGTTTCGACATCGACACTCTTATCAGAGTTGCGATCCTTCATTAGTTTGTAGACATCTTCTACTAAGGTGTCGATTGTCTTATCCATTTTAATCTCCTGTTTTATGGGACGGTCCCAGATTAATGAGTTGATGCCCAGTTGTCTCCGACTTTGTACTCACCGTCCAAAGGACACTTGAGTTCCATCCGAGTACCAGCCGCTTTGATACACTCTACTGCCAACCATCCAAACTTTTCTGCATGAGCTTCCTTAACTTCTACCTGAAACTCATCATGTATATTTCCTACAAACTTGTAGTCCATACTATGTATGATAGCATACTCATTTAGTATTGTCAATGCTTTCTTCATAATAATTGCACCGGCTGACTGTAAAAGTGTATTCAAAGCAGCATGTTCGCTTCGTACTATCAGGCGTCTGCCGTCGAGTCCTCTGAGGTGGCCCCGCTTGGCCGCCCGTAGGACTCGTTCCCGTAGAGTTCGAAGAGATGGTGTGTTAGTGAGAAACTTTTCTTTAAGTTTTGCTCCGTCTCGTTTAGAACCGCCGACAACGCTTCCGATCTTGGCATCTCCTGCGCCGTAGAGGAAAGCATAGATAAAAGTTTTAGCGTTGTCTCTTGTTGAAAGGCCAGCAGCTTTCTGGTTTGCTGTATGTACGTCTCCGTGCGTGACTTCATGTGTGTACTCCTCATCGTTCATGTAATGGGCTAACATTCTAAGCTCCAGACCTGCCGCGTCTATGCCTACAAGCTTGTAACCTTTTGGTACTGTCCAGCACTGACGACATTCAGTGCCATACGGGGAGTAAGAGGCAGGGACTTGTGCCATATTAGGGCTGCTATGGGTCATGCGTCCCGTTACTGCACCGATAGGATTGACCCTACCGTGTACCCTGCCGTCTTCCTCCACCGCTTCTATCCAAGACTGAACTTGCGCTGATCTCTTCTGCAACATAAGATACTCAGCTATTAGTTTGGCTTCGGGTATATCAACCTTGGATAAAATTCCTTCGTCTACTATCGGCTGACCCTTCTCAGTAAAGTTCTCTGGCTTCCATCCGTAGAACTTAAGATGTCTTCCGATCTGTTGTCTCGAACCTAGATTAAACTCAGGCCAGTCTACCCTAGAAAACGGACCAGCGATGCTACTGTAATCATCACCAAGAAACCTAAGACCAACACTGCTAAGGGTGTTATCTTTTTTAATTTTAGGAGTGACCTCCCTGACAAATACAGGTAGCGGCGTAAACCTTTTATGCACTTCTTTTTCAACTTCAATACTCCTTTGTTTTAGTTGCGCTTGTATGTCAAAAGCTTTCTTCATATCAAGCAACCAACCAGTTCGTTCTTGTTTAGAGATAATCTGCTGAACTTTATGCTCCAGTTCTACAGACTCTCCGGGAAACTTACTGAGCAATTCAGCAAGCTTGGTGTATAACTTAGCAGTAACTTCAACGTCTATCGTGCAGTACTTAATCATCTCTTCTGAGAGCTTAGTCCAATCATCATGCTCAGACTTTGGAAACTTCAGCCTCTCTCCCCATGCACGTAGCGAGTGACCCCCGTCTAATTGTGGATCGTACAGCCTCGACATGACAAGAGTATCCTCAATCTCCACGCTATCAAAAGAAATACCAAGGTGTTTTTCTAAAACTGGTTGATCAAAATTTGTAATATTGTGACCAATAATAATGTCAAACCCATTGATATACTCCTGTATTTCTTCTCTCTCAACCGCTGGATTTAAAAAGTTCTTCTTGTATCCAGAATCCAAACTCATTGTCCCAATCATCCAGATGTTCTTGACGGGGAAAGCGGTGGTTTCGATATCTAGTATAAGCTTCTGTGTCATCTATCAATGTCTCACCGTTTTTTAAAGCAACGTGTTCAAGTCTATGGCAGTTACTACATAGTATAGCACACTTGGCAGCTTCGTCAAGAACTTCTTGGTTCAACCTGTTCGACCTCCACTTGGATGCCTTGAGTCCGAACTGTTTTGTCTTGGGATTTCGATGGTGAAACTCCAGCACCTCTTCAGGATAGTGTTGATTGCATACCTCGCATGAATAGTTTGTCCTGCTCTTGACATACAATGATCGATTCAATCTTCCGACATCAGAATTCTTCATCAGCTACTCCCTGAATCTCAGGCGCAGCACCAGCAACCATACGCCCTGTGTCTGTGTCGAAGTACAGCCAGCCAGCGTGTCCTGTGCGTCCTGTGCGTCGGCATTTAACAAGCTGGACCTTGGTACAGTTACGTTCATAGTCATCCTCAGACAGCTTGTCGCGGCTCAGGAGGATGGTATTAAATGCAATCTGATTGATAGACCCTGATCCTTTCATGTCGTACTCACTGACATCGTGAGGGTCTTTGACTGCAGGTTTCCTGAGATGGGATACGATGATGATAGCTGCGTTGGTTTCCTTGGCAAGCTTCAGGCAACCATCCATGAACGAGTCTATCATGCCATTCTCATTCGACTGTACTGCTGCCTGTAGAGGATCAAGGATGATAACCTCACAGTCCAGACCTTTGATCAGGTAACGCATACGAGCGAAGAGGTCTTCGATGTCAGACGATCCGGCATGGTCATCGATGTGTATACGGTCAGACTCTTTGACCTCATCATAGAAGCCACGGTACTTGGTGTAGTCTCTGTCCTCCTCCTGTATCATCTTGATGTTCACACCGCCGACTACACTGACGACGTTCTCGGTCGTCTCTCCAATGGAGGACTCAAGGAAGACAGCCCCTATCCTGCGGGTGGTTTCATTGTACAAACCGTACAACAGATTGGTTACGAATGTGGTCTTACCTACAGATGTTAAGGCTCCAATAACAGTCACCTCCCCTGCCCCCATGCCACCGTTCATCATGCGATTGAGTGTACCAAACGAGGAAGGGAAGGGGATAATCTCCGCCTTGCCTCTGTTCACAAACGCATCCCAACAAGCTTCGTCAGATAGAGACACAACTCCTGCTGGCTTGTATGCTTTCGCATCCCACCATGACTTGACGAACTGCTGTACCTTACCTGCAGCCAGCATCTCACCGGCATCTTTCATAGGCAGTGTGACTACCTTTGCCTTACCCGGAGAGAACAAAGTCATGGCTTCTTCGGATGCCTTCTGCCCTGCGGGATCGTTATCAAAACAGATAACAACTTTATCGAAAGTCTCCAGCCACGGAAGGGATTCCTTGATGTCCTTAGCTGCCGCTGCTGCTCCTCTCTTGATGCTGACGACAGGGTACTTCCCGTCGAACATCTCAGCAACAGCCATGGCATCGATCTCTCCCTCTGTGATGGTGACAAACCTGCCACCTTCAGACCAGATGCTTTGTCCGAATAGTCCTGTGGCTTCCAAGGTGCCTGTGGAATAGAAGTCTTTCGTCTCGCACCTGCGAACCTTGGTTCCCACTACATCGCCCGACGACTGCAAGCGATAAGGATAATGATGACGGGTTACACGCCCGTCCTTGTCATGCTCAAGAGTAACTCCAAACTTTTCTACAATCTTCTGAGAAATACCACGGTCCTTAAGTGGGCCTGAGAGTCCGGTCATTTCTACTTTCCTTTTCGATTTGTATTGAGAGAGGGGAGCGGGGGGAGCCGAAGCCCCTCCCGCCCGTGTATATCCACACTTGAAGCAATACCCGTGGCCGTCGCTGTAGACCGCTAGGTTGTCTCCCTTCTTGTCACCACCGGCTGCTCTGCAAGCGGGACAAGATGCCTTGGATACAAACACTGACTGCTCAAGCATTAGAAATCCTCTTCGTCTACTCCACCATCCATCTGTGCCATCTCAAGAACCTTGATCTTCTTGAAGTATGGCGCGACACCATGCTGCGGGTGAGGCTTGCCGGGGTCCCACATAACCTTGACCTTGGAACCGTAGGGAATGTACTTCGCAGTAGCCTCTCCGTCCGCATCAAGGACAGGGAATCCTGAGAACTTGGTGACGAACTTACGCTGCGGCTGGTTCTTGTACTCCTTCAGCTTGATACCCTCGCTTGCCAGCTTGGCTGCTTCGTCAGGGTCCAGCGTCAGGGTGATAGAATACTTACCAGTATCCTGTCCGTTGTACAGTTCAGTCTCTTCGAGATTTGAAAACGCAACAATGCCTTCGGTAATCATAGCTTATGCTCCTTATTTAGAGAGAGAGTAACGAACGTAACGGCGACCAGTAGGGTCAGTACGTCTTGAACGTTCGATCTTAAAACCTTGCTCTTCAAGGTCGTTGATCCTGCGGGGAAGACTGGCAATCCGGTAAAGGTCGCGGGCTTCGTATCCGCTAATGGACTTGCCTGTTTCGAGGTGGCGGTAGATTTGTTGAACCTGATTCATGTTGATCTCCTATCTGTTTACCTGAATATAATACAAAAGATTCTCTCGTTTGTCAACTGTTATTCTACATCGAACTCTTTCATGTACCATCCATTCCATCTATCATCCGCTAACTTAGTGGCAAAGTCCCTCCATATAACAGCATCTTCCTCGTTTGAAAAAACTTTAGACACCTTGGAGACATCGTACCCGTCATGGCAGAAGACAATCCATACTTTATCCATCGTGTTCTCCATTCAGATATTCCTTAAGTTCTTGTTCTACTGCTTCGACAGACAGGTCATTCCTAAGACTGCGAAATGTTTTCTGACTGTAACCCTTATCCATCTCACGTTTCACAGGATTTCTTTTCTTAGGTTCCTTCCGTCGAAAGTTCTTGGAAGACATAACAACTCCTTTCTTGTTTGGTTTTATGGGACCGTCCCAGATTTCTTAGGAAGTCTTAAGAATATAATCATTAAGAATAATTAATCATATCCCTAAGCCTTCCTAAGTATATTACAGGGGTTCGTCCTCGTTGTCAACAACTAAATTTACATCGTTGATAAAATCATACTCCTCTGTCGTTTCGTATATGTTTCCGACACACCTATTGCAAATGTCAAGGTGGGTTTCGTCTGCATCTAGACGCTTCAACTCTGTCGGACTGAGAACCGCGTCACATATTTTACATCTCATTGTACCTCCTCCATCTGGTCCTTGAAGTTTCTCAGGCGTGCCGCTGCATCACACAGCTTTGAGTAGTCAGACATGAACATATCGCCGTCGCATTCCCAGAGTGTCCGAACCGGGCCGTCTACCAAGGGGACAAGTCGCGTGAGAAACTCCTCTGCGGTGATTTCTTCGTCGTAGTTCCATTTGTATGTCTTAGTCATTAGATCAACCTCACAAAGAATATAAACATTAAAATCTGTATCAAGAGTAGTGACAAGTCATCACTTAGTATTGCTTTTAAGATTCTTAGCACCGAATAATTCCTTCTGCATTTTTACTTCTGTTTCATAAGTATTTCGTCTGACTGTAGGGGACCAATACCATGTCGGCATTGTGTCATACCTACGTTCTAGTTCTTGGCACCAGTTATAATAATCCATTACTTTTCCTCCTCTTGAAATAATCCTTCCCAGTAGTTGACAAGATACCCTCCTGCTCCTTCAATTGCAATAAAAACTTTTCTGCCCGGTTTCCATTCCTCTTCTGTCTTATATATTCCAGTGTTACCCTTCGGCGGTATGGTATACCCAGCCTTCCGAAGTGCCTTGAGAGTATCTTGTGTTTCTTTCTTCGTCCACATTCGAGTTACCACCTGACCTTGCTCCTCCATTATATCATGCCATGCGTTCATAGTTCTATCCTCTAATTTTATGGGACCGTCCCAGATTTTACAGTAACTTAGCGGGTCAGTTAATAAACGTTCAGCGTCTTAACGTACCAACTGCGATCTTCTCCCCATAAACCCTCGTGGTTCTTGGGACG